AATCAACAACAAAGAATGAGTATGGTGATATATTAACAATCAAATCATCAAACGAAAATGTAAGTGCAATACTACATAACTTATTCTATGATATTATAAACATAGAATTTAACCTTTGGCCTTGGACTAGAAACCTTGTAAAATACGGAGATTTCTTTTTAGCATTAGAAATGGCAGAAGGAAAGGGTATTATTAATGTAACTCCATATTCTGTATATAATACGGAAAGATTAGAAGGTACTGACCCAATGAATCAAAACTACGTTAAGTTTAAGGTTGAATTAGATAGATTTGGTAAAAAGGAATATGAGAACTATGAAATTGCCCACTTCCGTTTACTTTCAGATACAAACTTTCTTCCATATGGTAAGGCTATGATTGAGAACGGCCGTAGAGTTTGGAAACAATTACAATTAATGGAAGATGCGATGCTAATCCATCGTATTATGAGAGCTCCTGAAAAAAGAATATTCAAAATTGATATTGGTAATATTAATCCTAATGAAGTAGATAACTACATGCAAAAGATTATCAACAAAATGAAGAAAACTCCATTTGTTGATAAGAATACTGGTGATTACAATTTAAAATACAATATTCAAAACCTTACGGAAGATTTTTTCTTACCTGTTAGAGGTGGAGATAGTGGAACATCAATTGATAACTTATCTGGATTAGAGTATTCAGCAGTAGAGGATATTGATTACTTAAAGGCTAAATTATTTGCAGCACTTAAGATACCTAAAGCTTTTTTAGGATATGAAGAAGATGTGAATGGTAAAGCAACTCTTGCAGCACAAGATGTTCGTTTTGCTAGAACAATCGAAAGAATTCAAAGAACAATCGTTAGTGAATTATATAAGATTGCAATCGTTCATTTGGCTGGACAAGGTATTGATGATTCAGAAATGACAAACTTCCAACTTACTTTAACTAACGCTTCTACAATATATGAGCAAGAGAAAGTAAATCTTTGGAGTGAGAAAGTTAGATTAGCAAGCGATATGAAGGGATTAAATATGTTATCTACTGATTGGGTTTACCATAATGTATTTGGAATGAGTGAAGATGAAATGGATATGGAAAGAGCTAAATTAGTATTAGACCTTAAAGACCGTTTCCGTTATAATTCAATTGAACAGCAAGGACAAGACCCGGCTAACCCACCACAACAACAAAATGTTGAGGAGGAAATTGAAAAAATGAAGCAGGAGATTGTGGATAAAGGTGGTAGACCAAGAGAGGGAAATACTTATGGAAAAGATAAACATCCATTAGGTAGAGACCCATTGGGAAATAAAGAAAATGAGAAAGAGAGAAAGAGAGAAACTAGAACTAACGAATCAAATAAAAAAATAGCACAACAATATCTCAATGGTATTTCGGCAAAAAAGAAGATTTTAAGTGAAAAATCAGAAAAATCAGACCTTTTAGACGAAAAAAACCTATTAGATGACAGTAAATTTTAATAAACATTAAAAAGTTTATATTTATATGTGTTAGTTTATGGACGTAGGTTAAATTATAGGGTAAATAAATGAAAAAAATAAAACATTCCAAAGTTAAGAACACTGGAGTGTTATTTGAATTATTAGTAAGACAAATAACATTAGAAGTTCTTAATGGAGACAAAACGGAGAACGCAAAACATATAGTAAAGGAATTCTTTGCATCTGGTACTGAATTAAATAAGGAGTTACGTCTTTATGATTTACTATTAAAAGAAAAATACAATTCAGAATCAAAAGCTGAAATGTTTGTTGAAACTGTATCTCAAGCTCATTCTAAATTGAATGTAGCTAAGTTATCTAAAGAAAAATACAATCTTATTAAAGAGATTAATTCAAAATTTGAATTAGAGCAATTTTTAACATCTCCTATAACTAACTATAAAGTATTAGCTTCAATATATAAAGTATTTGAATCTAAGAAGTCCGAAAACTACGATATTAAGGATGTATTCAATTCAAAAATAACGTTAATTGAGAATATTATCTCAAGACAAACTTCAAACAAAGTTGAACCTGTTTCTGATAGTACAAAATTAATAGAAACTTACAAAAAACAAGATAAAGACCTACGATTACTAACCTATAAGATTCTTGTTGAAACTTTTAATAAAAAATACACAAATTTAGATGAAAAACAAAAAGGCTTGTTAAAAGAGTATATTAATAACATGTCTAATACATCTAAATTTAAAGATTATTTAGCAGTAGAACTTCCACAAATTGTGAAAGAACTAAAAGAAATTAAATCTAAAATATCAGATAAAGTTACTACTATTAAATTAGCAGAAACAATTTCTATTTTAGAAAAAATGAAAATTGGTAAAACTGTAACTGATAATAATGTTTCATCTATCATGCTTTCTTATGAGTTAATCAAAGAATTAAAATCAAAGGTAAATGTCAAATAGACTAAAAGAAATAATCAGAGGTATAGTTAAAGAAATCCAAGACGAAAAGGAATTGGAAGAAATGACTGGAACTGGTGCAGTTGCTGGGTATGATACTCCGGCGGCATTTTCTAAACCAGGTCAAACTGCAAAGAAAAACAAAAGATTAGCTAACGTAACTGGTGGTGAAGTTGTTGATGATTTAGAAGAAGGTAAGGATTGGTTGAAAAACGATGTTCCTGCTAATTCTAAAAAACCATTAACAATGAAACCAACAGCAATTAGTTCAGCAGATGCTGGTGGTATTGCTGATAAGAGTGGTATGATATTAGCAAAGGATGATGAGGAAGCTAGTTTAAATGAAAATCGTTGGTTAGAAATTAAAAACGGAGATGGTTCACCTAAAGCTAAAATGAGTAGAGGTGTAACATCTATCAAACAACAATTAGGTGAGGTAGAGAAATTTGTTAACTGGTATTCTAAAATAAAGAATGAGAATGGAGTTAAGAGAGGAGATTACTATAAAAGAACAAATAAGAGTTTACATAAGATAAAAGAAAGGCTAATGAATCTTTCAGAAAAAATTAGAACATTATAATATGAACACATCAATTACAAAATCAAGACTAAAAGAATTAGTTAAAGAAGTAATGGTAGAAGAAAACGAATATCAAGCATTCTTTGCTAAAGCATTAGAAAAAGCTGGAAAATCTATCCCATCTATGAGTGATGAAGAAAAGAAAGCATTTTTTAATAAAGTAGATACTGCTTGGAATGGTAAGGGTGATAAGAATGAAGCATTAGTTGGTGGGCAGAAAAAATTAGATGCTGATAAGGATGGTGATATTGAGGGAGATGATTTAGCAGATTTAAGAGCTAGTAAAAATGAAGCAAGAGATGCTGATGGTAATGAATTTCCTGAACTAGATGATTTTAAAGCAGCTATCAAAAAAATGATTCAAAATAATGATGTTGAAAAACTTTTAAAAAATAAAGTTGTTTCATATTTACAAAAAGAAAAAAGATTTGATGGCGCCGGTAATACAAATAGTATGAGATTATACGATAAAGTAATAAATGATTTACTTAAACACTAAGAATATATAATGAAAGGACTTTTAATAGAAACAAAATTATTTGAGGGAAAGGTACAAGAAGATGAAGGTGGAAGAACCATTGTTAAAGGTATTCTACAAAGAGCTGGTGCTGAGAATCAAAACGGAAGAATTTATCCGAAAGAAATCTTAATGAGAGAAGCTAAGAAGTATGAACAATTCATCAAAGAGCGTAGAGCATTAGGTGAATTAGACCATCCGGATTCTACTGTAATCAACTTAAAGAATGTTTCTCATAATATTAGAGAGATTCATTGGGACGGTGATGATTTAGTTGGAACTGTTGAAGTTCTATCTACTCCATCTGGTAATATCTTAAAAGAATTATTGAAGGCTGGTATTCTATTAGGTATCTCATCAAGAGGTATGGGTTCTACTCGTAACTTATCTGGAAACAAAGTAGAGGTACAAGAAGATTTTGAATTGATTGGTTGGGATTTTGTTTCTAACCCATCTACACATGGTGCATTTATGGTACCTGTAAACGAATCGGTTAATAGAGGTTTACAACAAATCGGAACTGATGTTTGCGGAGATTTCTGTAAAGCACAAGACTTAATGAGAGAAATAATAACTGAAATAGCATAATAATGGCAAAGAACTTTGATATATACGATTTCGTACACAACAATAAGATAACCTTAAAAGTTGATGGCAATAAAGGAACAACTGTAGCTAAAGCATACAATGATATCCGTAAAACTAACTTGAAAGAAGTAAAGATAGTTAATGGTAAATTCAGTTTAGCTGAAAACTTAGAAGATAGAAAATTATCTACTGAAGTTAAAAAACACTTCTTAGAAATAATTTCTACTTACAACACTTTCCAAGACCAAATGAAAAGACAATCAGATATGACTGAGGTTGCAAATACTTTAGGTGCTATCGTTGAGGCTGCAAAGGAAATGACATTAAGAGAAAGTGGTGATTGGTTTGATGCAGTTACTGTAAAAAGAAATATGCAGGAATTGGATAAGATGGGTAAATCATTTGATAAATTTGCTGTTGAAGCAAAAGCAATGGATGAAAGATTGCATTCTTTATATGAAGATATGGGTCACATCTTAAATCGTTACTATGAGATTGCAGATATCTCTACTGATACAATGCATGAAAGATTAGGAAATAAAAAGAAATAATTATGATTCGTTTAGGTGGATTGATATCTCAAAAAGCATTTGGTAAATTTGAAATGGGTAAAGTAATTTCTAATCCATTCGCAACCGCTTTTATTAAAGAAGGGGAAGGTGAAGACCATGAAGTATCTATGGCAAACAATTCATTAGATACTATTATTAAGATGGCAACGGAATTGAAAGCTAAAATGGGAGAAGCTGAAAAAGATATTCCAGCTTGGATTCAAGACCATATTACTAATGCAGAAAACTTTATTTCTCAAGCATCATCTAATTATCACGAATATGGAACAAACGAAGGTACTATAAACGAAGATTCCGAAACAAAGAGATTGGAAATGTTGATTAAAAATTTGGAAGAAACTAATAAACTATTAGTACAACAACTTAAAGATAATAAAAGTTTACCAAACAATAAAAAAGAAAATATTAAAAAATCAATAGCGGTAAACTTAGATTTAATTAACTATTACAAAAAATGGTTAAAAGATTACGAAACTTATTCTAATTAATATGCCAGCAGTATCTAAAGCACAACAACGATTTATGGGTATGGTTCATGCAGTACAAAAAGGAGACATGGAAGCACCATCTAAAGAAGTTGAAAAAGCAGCTGATAGTATGACTGATAAAGATGCTAAAGATTTCGCATCAACAAAACACAAAGGATTACCAAATAAAGTTGAATCATATATTAAAGAAATTATAAGAGAAACTTTAAGAGAATCTTTTATGAATGAACAATTACAATGTGAAGCTTGCTGGAAAGGATATAAGCAAGTTGGTATGAAAAATAAGGGTGGCAGACAAGTTCCAAATTGCGTACCCAACGAATCGGTAGTAACCGAAGATATTCCTACAAAAAAAGTTTCTCCTGCCGAAAAAGCACAAAATACAAATAATAGAATTAAAGTACTAAGAGCTCAAATAGGTGCACAAAAAGATCCTGTTAAAAGAGCTAAAATACAATCTACTTTAAGAAATGCAATGAAAACATTATCTAAAGATAGAACTTCTAATAATAAATAAATTCTAAAGAAAAGTATAGATTTTTTACGTTTTGTAAAATTTTATATATTTATTCTTAACAATAACCTATTTTATATAGGTTTTTCTATTGGTAAATGAATACTCTCGTTCTATGAGCAGTGAAAACACCAATCAAACAAATTCTATTTAAGCTCACAATACAATAGCTTAAGAAATCCGATAAATAAGGAAAACAAATGGCAAGTTCAAAATTGTTGAAAGAAGCAATTGCTGATGCTAAAGCTGTACGTGAAACTGCTATCGCTAACGCTAAAATCGCATTAGAAGAAGCATTTAC